CCAATTATACAAACAGATACTATAACGTCTGTTGCTGGAACTATCTCAACAGTAAGCGGTAGCCCAGTAGTGACTATTACTGATACTTCTTACTCACCTTCGGTGGGTGATTATGTTTTAATTACTTCTACAACTGCAGTTAACGGAGTTCAATTTGCTGGTGGCGATTATCAAGTAACCAGTATTCCAGCAACTAATCAATTTACAGTTAATTTTGCTACCAATGCTTCTGGAACAGGTTCTGGTACAGGCGGTACAGTTACTCTTGCCTATGAATATCCATCAGGTCTAAACGTCTACTCTATTGGTACAGGATGGGGCGCTGGTCCTTGGGGTCGTGGCACTTGGGGTTCATCATATTCCGCAGGTATTGGTGAGCAGTTACGTCTTTGGTCTAACGATAACTTTGGTGCTGACCTTGTGTTAGCTCCTCGTAATGGTCCTGTTTTTTACTGGCAAGATAGTGGTGGGGATAGTGCTAGTGCTCAATATTTAAGCAGCCTTGCAAATGCTACAACCTTACTTACTGATGCTTCTACATTTAGTTCTGGTGCAACGTCAATTACCGTAACTTCAACTAATGCGCCTTACATTTATCCGTTAATGGTGATTACAGGAATAGGTATCCCAGCAGGAACTCAAGTAGCTGCAAACTATATAACAGGCGCAACTACTGTACCGATTACTAAAACCACTACTTTAAATAGCTCAGGTAACTATAGTTTTTCTTATTCTGGGGGTTATATACCTACTCAGACTTACCAAGTTATTTCGTCTGAAGTTCAAGAATTTATTATTTGTTTTGGTGCTAACCCCTATACTCCTGGTGCTCCGACTAGCACATTAAATGGTGAATTAGTTAGTAACTCTGGATTTAACCCTATGTTGGTGCGTTGGTCAGACCAAGCTAATGCGTATCAATGGGTTCCCCAATTAACTAATCAATCTGGTGAATACGCCTTGTCTAACGGCTCATTCATTATGGGTGCTCGTGCCACCCGCCAAGAGATTCTAGTTTGGACTGATTCTGCCCTTTATTCAATGCAGTATATTGGCGCTCCTTATGTATGGGGTTTCCAATTGCTCATGGATAACATATCTGTTATATCTCCTAACTGCATGATTACGGTTAATAACGTAACGTACTGGATGGGCAAAGACCGTTTCTATATGTATAACGGTACAGTACAAACCTTGCCTTGCTCATTAAAACAATACATTTTTGAAGATATCAATCAAGATCAGTCTTATCAAGTCGTATGTGGTGCTAACGAAGGTTTTAACGAAGTCTGGTGGTTTTATGTTAGCCAGTCTAGCGGTAACACAACGGTAGATAAATACGTTATTTATAATTATTTAGACCAAGTTTGGTATTACGGCACTATGCCTAGAACTGCTTGGTATCAAACAGGTATTGTTCAATATCCAATATCTTCTACTTATGCTACAAATGCAATATGCACTGGCTCCATTTCTGGTTCAACTTTAACAGTTACTTCTGTTACGGTAGGTTCTTTAGCGGTAGGTCAAATACTTGCTGGAAGTGGAATTGCAGTTGGCACTACGATAACTGCGCTTGGTTCAGGGTCAGGTGGCGTTGGTACTTATACAGTCAATTTGCCTCAAATAACAGCTTCAACTACTATTACTACTACAAATGGCAATAGTATTTTGTTATACCAAGAAAATGGTAACGATGACCTTTCAACGGCAGCTACCCTACCAATTAATGCTTATATTCAATCTTCAGACTTTGAAATATCCCCACAAGATTCTGGACAGCATTTTGGTTTTGTATGGCGTATGTTGCCAGATATTAACTTTAATAGTTCAACAACTAATCAGCCATCGGTAACGATGCAGTTAATACCTCGGCAAAACTCAGGTACTGATTACAATACTGCTGTAGATAAGCCACAGGTTTTAAGTTCACAAAACTTTACTAATATCCCTGCTTATACGGTCAATCAGTTTACGGGTCAGGTCTACACACGGGTTCGTGGGCGTCAAATGGCTATTCGGATTGAATCAACAGGAGTAGGTGTAGCTTGGCAAATTGGTATTCCACGCTACGATGTCAGACCTGATGGCAGAAGGTGACCTATGACAATTCCAACCTACTTTAACTATAACGGTACACCGTTAAACCCAGCGCCACCAAACTTACCAGTATCTGCGCCTAGCAACTATACGCCTCAATTTGAGAACCAAATATTAAGCCAGCTACGTCTGTACTTTAACCAGCTAAATAACTATACCCAAGCCACAGCTACACCAGATTACGGAACAAAAACCCAAAGACCGACTGCTAATCAACAAATTGGTCAGTTTTACTTTGATACTACTCTGGGATATCCTATTTGGTGGAACGGTACTAAATGGGTAAATGCTAGTGGAACGGTGGTTTAAATGTTAAACTTATCTCCAAATAACTCGATAGGTTGCTTATGAGTCTACCTTTGATTGCCAAGCATTTAGCAGAACATGGTCGTGGTGAAGATACCCATTTAGTACATATGACTACTGGGGAGCTTAAAGCCCTGCAAAAAATGGCAGAACAGCATGGTGGATCACTCACAATTAACCCACATACGGGTTTACCCGAAGCAGGATTTTTAAGTGCAGTTCTTCCAGCTGTGGCTGGTATTGCTACCGCAGCTTTTGCTCCTGAACTTCTTCCCCTTGTAGCTGGTGGTATTGGTGTTGCTGATTACGCCATGACTGGCAGTCTTACACAAGGCTTGATGGCTGGTTTAGGTGCTTGGGGTACTGGTAGTTTGACTACTGGCCTTGAAGCAGCTGGTACTCAAGCTTTAACCCAAACTGGTGGCGATGTAGGAAACGCTGCGTTTGATGCAGCGCAAAAAGAAGTTGCTGCTCAATTTCCTACCGCAACTACTGAAAGCGTAAACCAAGTTGCTGCCCAACAAGCGTTAAATCCAACAAATTTTCCAAATATTCCTGCCGAACAATTGCAACAAATGCAAGGTTCAGTTCTAAATGCTGCTAATCCATCGGACATAGTTAATGCAGCTGGACAAGGTAATGCTTCATTGGCAAGCAATGTAACCAATCCAACTGGTATGCAGAATTTGGCTAATGCTGGAAGAGGATTAAGCAGTTTTGGCTCTGTTGCTTCATCTATGCCAGGAGCTACTTTGGCTGCTGTGTCACCTGTTCTATCAGGTGCAACCAGTTTATTTAAACAACCTACAGTTCCTACAGCAACCAATACAAGCACCAATCCTTTTGGGATGAAAACTATTCCAAAAGATGCTAATGGCAATCCTATTTTTAACGCTTCTATTCCAGCAGTTCCAAGCCCACACTATCAGGCTACCTATCCTAACTATGTACAGAATCCATATCAGCCTACTATGGCTGCTTCTGGAGGACTAATGGATATCCCTAAGTATTCTGGTGCAGACTACGGAAGTATGGTCACTGGTGCTAATGAAATGCAACAAGGGTTGGCTCAAGCTACTAGCCCACAGCAGTTATCAGAGTTACAAAAAGAACTGATTGCTGCAGGGCAAGAAAATTCAAAAAATGGCGTATACCATCTTAGCGATATTGAATATGCCAAGATGACTCCTGCTGCTTTGATGAAAACTCATAAAATTGCGGTAGCTAATGGTCTACAACCAGTAGGTCAGTTAGGTGACTATGACACTACTCCAGCTGCAGCAATAGCTCAAGCTGACATTGATAAAGCTGCACAACAGAAGACTTCTGCCAAAGAAGGCGGTTTAATGGCTATGGCATCTGGTGGTTCTACAGACCATATATACCATCCACAATATCAAAATTACGCACAACAACAATATCAGCCACAGGCTTCTTCTGGTATCCCAGTGCCAACTAGACCAGCTTCTGTCCCTGCACAGGGTTATAAAATTGATCCATTGTTAATGCAAGGTTCTCCAGCTTATAACCAACATCAAGCTGATTTAGCTGCTCAAGCTGCTGCTCAAGCTCAAATTGCTGCTGCATCTGGATATGATTATGGTGGCGGTGGCGGTGCTTCTGGTGGATTACCAAAAGACTTTAAACATCACCATGCAAATGGCGGTGTTCCAGACGGTCACTTCGGTCATTTAGGATCATTCTCTGACGGTGGTCGTTTGCTCAAAGGTCCAGGTGATGGAGTGAGCGATGGCATCCCAGCTACGATTGGCGGTAAACAACCAGCACGATTAGCCGATGGTGAGTTTGTTATCCCAGCCAGAATTGTTTCAGAGTTAGGTAACGGTAGTACCGATGCAGGTGCAAAACGCCTGTATGCCATGATGGATAGAATAAAACACGCCAGAGCGAAAGCGAAGGATATTGCAGCGGACACAAAGGCATATAAGTATTTACCAGCATGATTATCTACGAAGACGTTGACGGTTTTAAGTTTGTTGATGAATTTGAAAAGCTTTTCCCAGAGCATTACGAAGAGCTATGTGTAACAAAAGAATTTCCTTATGAGCCTGATTACCCAGCTTATAAAAGAATGGCAGAAGCAGGAATGTTGCGGTGCATTACTTGTAGGAATGATGAACAATTGATTGGCTACATTATTTTTATAGTCACTCCACATTTGCACTATAAGTCTTGTATGACGGCAATTGAAGATTTGTACTTTGTGACTAAAGAGTTTCGCAAAGGAAGAGTAGGCATTAAGTTATTTCAATATGCAGAACAGGTATTGAAAGACAGAGGTGTGAAACGTATCGTAATGCATACAAAAGTGCATTTAGATAATACGAGACTGTTTGAGTATTTGGGATATAAGATGACTGATAAAGTATTTACGAAAATGTTGTAAGGACAAATATGTATTATTCAAAACGCCAACTATATGCTTTAGGAGAAACCCTAGGGGATTCTGTAACTCAACGTAAAGTTGGCGGTGGAATGATCTATGGTGGCGGTGGTGGTGGTGGTGCTCCATCTGGTCCTACTAATACAACTGTAACAAATACCAATATTCCTGATTATGCACAGCCATATGTCAGCAATATGCTCAATGCTGCACAGGCACAGATCTATACCCCAGACATGACTGGGTTTAATGCTTATACGCCTTACAGCACCAATCCTTCTGATTATGTAGCTGGCTTTAGCCCTTTACAACAGCAAGCTCAGTCTACTGCTGCTAATATGCAAATGCCAGGACAGTATGGTGCTGCAACTGGTCAGACAATGCAGGATATTAATAAGTTTGGTAGTTTAGGCAACCAAATGGGTCAAGCTGGTAATCAATATGCTCAAAATGCTACCAATGGTTCTATTGGTGCATACATGAATCCGTATATCCAACAGTCTTTGGCTCCACAACTTCAGTTAGCCCAACAACAATACGGTATTCAAGGTGCAGCGCAACAAGGAGCAGCGACTTCTGCAGGAGCATTTGGTGGTTCTCGTAATGCACTGCAACAAGGATTAAACCAACAAAATCAAATGCTTGCTGAAAATTCATTGATTGGTACAGGCTATAACAATGCATTTAACCAAGCCCAACAAGCACAGCAATTTGGTGCTAATTTAGGTCTACAAGGTCAACAGGCTCAAGCTGGTGCTCTGGCATCTCAAATGGGCGGTGCTAATCAACTGGCTGGTATTGGTGGTCAACAATTGACTGCACAACAGGGCATTATTAGCACTCAAGCACAACAAGGTGCTACAGAACAGCAAAATCAACAAAACATCATTAACCAAGCGGTTCAGAATTACGCTACGGCCCAGCAGTATCCATATATGCAATTGGGTCAGCTCAATGCGATGCTCCGTGGTTTGCCTATGCAACAGTCTTCTACCTCGATGTATCAGGCTGCCCCAAGTACCGTATCCCAATTAAGTGGTCTTGGAATTGCTGGATTGGGTGCTTCTTCTTTAATGAAAGCAGCAGGATCTAAACGAGGCGGTAAGATTAAAGCTATGGCTGTAGGCGGTGCTGTGCCTATGAACATGATGAGCGACCAACAATTAGGTCAGGTTCAACAGAATCCTACTTCTAGCCCAATGGCAAAGATGAACGCTCAAGGATTGGAGCAATTACATGGTTATATACACAATAACCCACAAGCTGGTCAAATGATGCAACAAGGTATGCCTCAGCAAATGGCTCAAGCCCCTATGGATCGTTCAGGCGTAGCATCTATTGCTACTCCTCCACAAATGACCCAAATGGCTGGTGGTGGCATTATTGCGTTTGCTGATGAAGGCGAAGTAAAAGATCCATCAATTCCACGCACAAAATCTGGCGAATTAGACTGGGCATCTATCCTTGCTCCTCGTTTGGCTGAAGAACAATCAGGAAAAGGTTCTGTATCTGAAGCCTATAAACCATTAGCTAAAACAGCCCAAGAAGATATTGCACAGCAAAAAGCCATGTTGATGCCTGAATTGGCTACTCGCTTTGGCTTGGGAATGATGAACTCCCAAGGCGGTAGAGGCGGTTCATTACTCAATAAAACATTACAAGACGTTGGCGTATCAGGTTTAGGTGCTGTTCAAGGAATGACCAGCAATCTTAAAGATATCAATGCTGCTAAGAAAACCTTACAACAAGGCACTATTGAAGCTACCAAAGCTGACCAGCAACGCAGAGATCAGCTTACTGGCGTATTGGCTAACGTATATGGCACAGAACAGGCTAAAAAGATTGGTTTAGCTCAAGCTGCTGCCACTCGTCAAGCTGGTGTTGATTCCAAGATGGCTGCTCTGCAAAATGCGGCTTCTACTGCTTATCAAAATAGCGTAGAGCGTGTATTTAAAGATTTGGCAACACAAGAGAAGAACGCACTGACATTCCAATTGCACCCAGAAGAATTATGGGTACAAGCTCGTAAGAATGTCTATGAGTCTATGCCACAGCAGACCCGTGATTTGCTATTACTACAACCTCCTGTAGCAGCTCCAGCTCCAGGTGCAGCTCCAGCTCCAGGTGCAGTTCCTGTAACGGTTTCTGTAGCTGGTAAGACATTGCAGTTCCCAACACAAGCAGCAGCAGATGCATTTAAAGCAACATCTCAGTACCAAGCATTAATGAAGCCACAAGCAACTGATTAATAGTAAACTAGCAGTACCCAATAGGACACAATTTGATGGATGATCTACAAAAACTGGCAGCGCAGTTTGGAGGAACCGTAGTTCCAGAACAAGCACCTCAAGACGATCTATCAAAGTTAGCAGCCCAATATGGCGGTGAAGTTGTTCCTTATACAGCTGGTTCAGTAGCAAAAGACTTAGGAAAAGCAGCATTAGCTGGTATTGTTCCTGGAATATATGGAGCACCAGAGACTGCTCAATCTGCTGTAGCTCAATCTCAGAGATCCATATTTAATGTTCCTACGGACATTCTTAATACCATAGCCAACCCAGAGCTATTGGCTAATAAAGTAGCCACTGGTCTAGGATTTACAGCCCCCTATCAAGGTAAAGAAGCTGGCACTGAATTAATCCCAACGGGAGCATCTGAACGTGCTTTAGATGAAGTTATTGCCAAAGGAAAATCACAGACACTGCGCCAGCTTACACAGGCTGGTATTGATAAGGCTGCCCAAATTAGCAGCACCGAATCTGGTGAGTTTCAAAAAGCTTTAGAAGATTTCCATCCAACACTTGATCTTGCTAAAGTAGCCAAAGGCGATATGTCTGGCATTAGCATGGGTAAAAACCCTACTCTGCTTGGCGTTGCTGGCCAGTTTGCTAACGTATTTGGATCCGCATTACCAGCAATGGTTGCTACTGTAGTTACAAAAAATCCAACATACATGGAAGCAATGGGTTTTGTTCAGGGTGGTAGTGAAGCTACTGGAAACGCCATTCAGTATGTTGATGGCATGGATGACAAGAAGTTAGCAGAAAATAGCCCATACTTTAGAGATTTGTTGGCTCGTGGTTATAAACCAGAAACAGCAAGAGCCATGACCAAAGAAAAGGCTGTAGATGCTGCTGCTACAGCTGAAGGTTTAGTTGATACTTTAGGTAGCTCATTTACTGGTAACTTGTTAGCTGGTCGTTTTGATAAAGCTTTGCTATCATCTGCTAAAAATCGTGCAGCTAGAATAATTTCACAAACATCTAAAGGTCTTGTAGCTGAATCTGTAGAACAAGGGTTAAACGAAGTTGCTGACGATATTGCCAGCGATTTAGGAATTAACAAAGCTGTTCGTAAAGAGATTGGCACTGATGCTTTTGCAACATTTATCTATGGCGCTTTAGGCGGTGCTCCAGCTGGTGCATTGGCTGGCGCAAGAGCTAAACCTACTGGTGAAGTTACTCCTCCTGCTCCTCCTACTCCAACAGCTACACCAGCACCTAAAGCCCCAAAAGCCCCCAAAGCTGCAACACCAGAGACCGTTGCTGCTGGATTGGTAAATGAATCAGATTTAGAGACTCCTGCTGCTATTGTTCCACCTAAAGTTGCCCCTGTAGAAACGCCTAATGTACCTCATACAGTTGAGCAAATTATGGAGCGTGGTCAACCTGTAGATACTAAACAGGAAGCCGAAAAAGCCCATAGTGATGGTGATTCTGTTTATGCGTTCCATGAACAAGATTTAGCTCATCCAAAATTGATCAAAGATGTAGACCAAATGAAAGGCTATACCGCTGATCAATTGTTAGTCGTTCCTAAAGAAGAAGCACTTAAACCAGTTAAAAAACCAGCTGAAGCAATTGCTCCATTGGATATGGGCGAGAACACTGAGTATCGTGTTGTCAAAAACGATAACGGCTGGACTGCCGTTTTAGTTGATAAAGATTCTAACCAGCTTGTAACGGCTAGAAATTTTGGTAATACCGAAGAATCAAAACAGAAAGCGATTGATTATGCGAACTCCGAACATGAAAAAGCCAAGCCCTACATTGAGCAATCCGTCAGTGAAGAAAAGCCCAGTGAAGAAAAACCAGCCGAACCAGCTGCCGAAGTTCCCACTGAAGAAAAGCCTGTTGCAGAAGCTGAAGTTGCAGCTGAAGAAGCTAAACCAGAAGCTGAAGAAAAAACTCAAGCTCAAATAAACCAAGAACGCCAAGCTGCTAAAAAAGCTAAAGTTGCTGAAGAGGTTAAAAAATCTTTAACCCCAGCGGATATTGCTGATGCTGGTCAGATTCTTAAATCTGGCAATGGTCTTCAATATACCGAAGCAGCTAAACCTTTATTAAAGAAATTAGAGCAAGCTGGTTTAATTAACCAAAAAAATGGCAAAGTTTATATAGCTCCAGAAGTTACAGCATTTGGCATACCTCATGGAAGTTCATTTAGTCCATTTACTGATTCTGCGGACATGGCAAAACTTAGGGAATATTTAAGCCCTACGCCAGTTAAAACAGCTGAAGTATCGCCAGAGGCTAAAGCCAAACAAGACCTAGAAGATGCATTATCAGATCTCGCATGGCTGGCTACTAAGCCTACCCGTATGAATATGATGCCTGGGGATGAACAACGCCTCATGCCGATTTTGACTAAATTAATGGATGCTGCGTTCCGTATGGGCTATCACAAGTTCAAACAGGCTGCCAAGTTTGTCAGGGACATGATTCTTGAGAAGTTTGGTAAAGACGTTTCTGACAAAATCAACCTTAACCATCTTCAAGGTGCTTATATTGCAATGTCTGGTAACTATCCAGAAGCAAGCACCAAGAAGGAAGTGGTTGAAGTTGAATCTTTGGATGAGCTAGAAAAGGCTGAAGAGCCAAAAGGTACTCTTGACCTCAATACAGAAGATGGCAAGTTCCATATTGCACAAGCTATTTCTAAGCATTTCATGGGTGGTCTAGGCTTTAAAGATATCAACGAAGCCCGTAGATTCATTGCCGATTTGACTGGTCAGAAGATTGAAGCTGGCACGATGGCTGCTAAACAAGCTGATGAAGCTGTTGAAGTGGGTGTCGTATTGGCTGCCCAGAACATTGCTCATAAGAACAGAAAGCCAAGCGAAATCTATGATGGCTTGGTAAATCTATACAACCGTCAGCCTAATTTGGCTGTCAGAAGTTCTACCAGTGTTAGAGAACAGGCTTATTCCACCCCAGCTCCATTGGCTTATGTTGCATCGCAACTAGCAGGAATAACTGATAAAACAACGGTTTACGAGCCTACTGGCGGTAACGGAATGTTGTTGATAGCTTCTAACCCTAACAATGTTACGGTGAACGAACTCAATACTAGCCGTTATGAAATGCTCAAAAAGGTGCTTCCAGGTGCAAAAGTATCTAATGAAAATGCAGTTCTTAAATCCATAAATCCTGTCGATGTAGTCATTGCCAACCCTCCTTTTGGTTCTATTGGCGAAGAATTTCATGTTTATGGAAAAATCACTAGAGAAATAGATCATGCTATTTCATACAAAGCTTTAAATGATATGCCAGTTAATGGCAGAGCCGTATTGATCCTAGGCGGTGTTCGTGCTGAAGGCGAAGATGCAAGGCGTGAAGGATATCGTCAAAAAGCAAAACGAGAGTTTTATTACAACCTCTACAAAGATTACAACGTAATAGATCACTTCTCGGTAGCAGGGAATATGTATACCAAACAGGGTGCTAGTTACCCTGTGGATGTGATTGTTATTGATGGAAAAGGTCAGTCACAAAGAGCTTTACCAGCTGCGGAACTCCCACAGCAAATTACCTCATACGAGCAACTCAAGGAGAAATTAAATGACAGCATGGTATCCAGAGGGAATGTCAGCCCCGATAGAACTAACATCAGTGAACGTGGAGAAGGGGCAGGTCAGCCAGAACGATTGGGTGAACGCCCTGTCACAGAGGGTGGTAGACCTAGTAATGAAGGAGCCAGACCCAATGAAGTCGGCAAACGAGGCGTGTCTGAGAATGAGCCTAGCAAACGTGTACTTTCCGAACCAACTGGGGCAGGTGCTGGTAGAGGACAACCTGAATCTATTAACAAACCTGAACGTATCAATAACAAAAATGCCGTTCCCAGCACTGGTGAAGGAAAGCAACCCGTTGGCACAGAAAGCAATAGAAGAAACGAGCCTGTCGAATTGGGTGGACCTAGCGTTGTCTCAGGTGAGCGTGTCGAGTCTGGATTAAAAGACCGTAGAGGAGAAGAGGTAGAAACAGGTCATCAAGTGGCTTACGAACCTCATTCGCAAGCAGCTTCTGTTGGAACATTGGTTCCTAAAGCAATGTCGCAATCTATTGATAAGTCTCTTACTCGTGTAGAAGATGAGATGGGCAATATAGATGAATATGTTGCTAATGCCATCGAAATGGACCCAGAAACTTTAAAAGAAAACCTTTCAGCAGAACAAATAGATGCGTTGGCATTGGCTATCCGCAATGCTGAAGCTGGCAAAGGCTTCATCATTGGAGACCAAACTGGTATTGGTAAGGGTCGTGTTGTTGCTGCGATGATTAAGTTTGCTATTGTTAATGACAAAATTCCTATTTTTGTTACTCAAAAGCCTACCTTGTATGCAGCAATGGTCAATGATTTAGACGATATTGGTATGACCAAAGAACTTGGTTTAGATACTGATAAACCAAAAATTTTAATTACTAACAATGATGAAAAAATTCCATATACATTAAAAAGAAAAGTAAATGGAAAACTTCAAGAGAAAAAACTAATTTTAAAATCTGCTGCTATAAAATTAGATTCTATTCTTAAAGATATGCATTCTAAAGATAGTATTGGTGACTATAAAGTAATCTTTACAACATATGATCAGTTAAACACTGTTAAAAAAGAAGACACTGAAAGAAGAAGATTCATTGATCATTTTGCACAAGGTAATTATTTAATTCTTGATGAAAGCCATAGTGCTGGTGGCGCTGGTGAAAAAACGGCAGAAAGTGAAGGATTAAATCGTGCCAAGTATGTTCGTAATTTAGTTGATAACGCTTACGGAACATTCTTCTCCTCTGCAACTTACGCTAAACGCCCAGATGTGATGGACTTGTATTCAAGTACAGACATGAGTTTGGCTGTAGATAATATTAGCGAATTAGGTGATGCCATTAAAAATGGTGGTATTCCAATGCAACAAGTTGTTGCTAATATGTTAACGAATGTTGGTCAATATATACGCAGAGAGCGTACCTTTGCTGGCGTAGCTTACGATACCGTTCCAACAGTAGTAAACAAAGAAACAGCTGAAAAAATGGCTACTTCAATGCGAGATATTCTTGCATTTTCAAGAGCCATTCAAATGATTACCAAACAGATGCAGAAAAGTCTTGATCAATCTGGTGCGGTTGGTAGAGCAAAAAGTGAAAGAACCACTGTTCAAAGTGCAACTTTTGGTTCAAGGATGCATAGTTTAATTAGTCAGATGCTTTTATCTTTGAAAACAGAAGATGCAGTTAGGTTTGCTATAGAAAGATTGAAAGCTGGCGAAAAACCCGTCATTACTGTGTCCAATACTATGGGTTCGTTTTTGCAAGAATATGCAAAGATGAATGATATAAAATTTGGTGATCCAATTAATCTTTCATTTAAAGATATGTTTTTGAACTATCTTGAAAAACAAAGAACTATTAAGATTAAGAAACCAGGACAAAAAGAAGGTACTCCTTATCGTTTAACTGATGATGATCTTGGTCCAGTAGCTACAGCAGCTTATAACAAAATTAAAGAGTTTATTAATAATGCTGGTTTTGGTGCTGCTCCAATGTCTCCAATTGACTATATGCATAATGCATTACGTCAAGCTGGCTATAAATCAGATGAAATTACTGGTAGGACAGTGATTATTAACTATCAAGATGGTATTCCTATTTTGGCATCTAGAGACAATGATACTGAAGATAAAAGTAGGGCAATCGATGGTTTCAATGATGGTTCAATTGATGCCTTAATTATTAATCAATCTGGTTCAACTGGTATTTCTTTACACGCATCTGAGAATTTTAAAGATCAGAAAAAACGTCATATGATCATTGCACAAGCTGATCCTAATATTGACGTGCATATGCAAACATTGGGTCGTGTTTTAAGAACTGGTCAAGTGCAGCCTCCAGCATATTCTCAACTAATGGCAGATGTTCCAGCTGAAATGAGACCAGCTGCGGTATTACTTAAAAAGATGGCTTCTCTGAACGCTAATACGACAGCTTCTCGTAAGTCTGCCGTTACAGCTGAAGGTGTTGTGGACTTTATGAATGACTACGGTGGTCAAGTAGCTCAAGAGTATTTAAAAGATAACCCTGAAGTTTATGCTGATATTGGCGGTAAAGATGCAAACATTAATTTGTTGGATGATCCAGCAGAAGCTACCGAGGAAGATATACGCAAGCTAACTGGTTATATCCCTGTGTTGCCATTAAAGCAACAAGAGGAAATCTACAAAGATTTAATTGAACGCTACAACGATTTGTTAGAGCGTGAAAACAGCATGGGAACTAACAAGCTCGAAGCGAAAGCCGTTGACCTTGATGCTGAAACTCTATCTTCTAAACCAATTACTGAAGATAAAGGTGATCCATCCTTGTTTGCTCAACCAGCTTACATGGAACAAGTTGAAGTTAAAAGAACAGTTAAACCTTATTCTAAAGATGAGGTAGAAGAGCTTGTTCTTAAACATTTAGATGGAATGTCTCCACCTGCTAAAGCCAGCGCACAAAGAGAAGAATTGCGTGAAAGAGCTAGAACATTTGGTACAGAGCAACTAACCAAATTAAAAGAAGCAGAAGCTGATCCAGTAAGAATACAAAAGTTTAAAGATGATTTGGATTCCAACTATAACCGTATTCAAACAGTTTTAAACAACTACCGTATTGGCACACCTGTTTCACTTACAAACAAACAAAATATGTTTGTATATGGTGTTGTTACTAATGTGGAAAACAAAAAGAAAACTGCTAACCCAGCAGCTGGTTCTGATTGGAAAATGACCATAGCTTTGGCAAATGGCGAAGCTAAATCTATTAATTTAAATTTTTCTCAGATTGGAAGTACCTATACTTTAAAAGAAGAAAGTATTGTCAATTACTTTAATCCAGAAACACAACAAGCTGAAAATATCCACTTAAAGGATATGTTTGACCGTAATACCACTGTTAGACGTGAAAAACGCTACATGGTTACTGGCAATATCTTGGCTGGTTACGCTGCCGTTAAAAACATTGGTCAGATTATGTCCTATACCAAAAAGGGCACTAACGAAACTGGTCAAGGCATTTTAATGCCACGCAATTATGATTTTGAGAAAGAACAAAGAGAAGCACCTATTCGTTTACGTTCTGCTGCCGATGCTATGCGGTTTATGAATGAAGTAAACGGTGTGATTACTTCTGCCGATAATGTATTGCGGATTACCAAGTCTAGCTACGGAAATCAGTATCAATTCAATGTCCCAAGTTCTAAGAAAGAAGGCGGTACATACTTCCTAGACCGAGGTTTGACTGATATTACTGGTGACTTCTATAAGTCTGGTAACACTATGTATGCCAGAGCCAACGAAGATCAAGCAGCCAAAGCTATAGATTTCATCATCAATACTCGTGGTGACACTCTGATTGCTTCTAGTCCTAGAGATAAAGCTAGAGAGATGTTTGCACCACCTAAAGCAACTGTTACTCCAAGCGTGATGTATCAGCCAAAAGTTCCTCCTGTTTATATGATTACAGATAACCCAGGTGGAAATTGGTTAGAGCACAAACGTCAATTATCTAGGGAAGATGGCAGAAAATCATCTGGCGTTCCATATAGATTTGGTTCTGCAACAGCTTATTTCAGAACAAAAGAGGGCGTAACAAACTCACCAGTTCGCAAAATGCTTGTTCCAGTTGATGTTCTTGCAAAACTGCAAGGTATAAATGATGAACAACGCAATGTAAGAGTTGCAGATTTGAAATCCTTAATGGATTACATGGGCGAGAAAAACCATTTGCCATTTGAGAAAGATGGTAAAACCCATTACACCCCATATATCAATATTTACCAAGATGGCACTCCTTATGTAAATGAAGGAAACCATCGAATCATGGCAGCAAAAGAATTAGGCTTTAAATACTTACCAGTTGCTATTGATTATTACAATGGTGCTGAATCAGAAAACGGTATTTTAAGTCCTGCTAAAGCTATTGAGTATGACCGTAAAGCCCATGAAGATGGATTTACTTTAACCAATTACGCTCATATTCCAAAGCTAAATCCAAGCGTGATTCCTAAGAATCTAAGAGAGCAAATTGCCCAGATTCACAAAGCTAAAACAGATGAGTTGGCTCGTGTAAGACGTGGCATCACCAAGATTAAGCGTGAAGTCATCAAAGGCGAGACCACAATCAATACTCAGCGTGAGTTAACCCATCTTGATCAGCTGGCTAAAGAGTTGGCAGCCGACAAGAAGATGACTGCTGAGAAGAAGATTACGCCAGAAGCGTTCATGGCTCGTGCCCTTAACGAATACAACAAGGGCAATATCAGCAAGGATGTCCTAGACGTTATCCAATACATCTATAGACAATCCCCAGCTATTTTGACTGGTCTACGCTTATCGGTTAAGCAAGCCCCACAGAACGCAGCCTACACAGCTGCTGGCGTATTCAATAACCTAGAGCGTATCGTCAGGCTATACAAGGAATCAGGAGCTGTTAATCCTGGCACTATTCGACATGAATTGATGCATACCCTTGAGCAGATGATGGATCCACAGACCCAGCAAGCCATCATCGAATCTTGGAGAGCAGCCCTTGAGAAAGCCATCAAGAAGAACACTGATGAGGTTTCTCAGAAGTATTTCATGGCGGTAATGGATTACGTCAACGATCCAAGCGAGAAAAACTTTGAAAAGGCGATGGAGTTGTTGCCTTCACAGGATATGTACCAATACATCAATCCTTCAGAGTTTTGGGCTGTCAACGCTGAGAAGCTATTTGGCACTCGTATGGGAACTCCTTGGGGTCGTTATGTCAACGCCATCCGTCAAGTATTTGAGGCAATGAAGAAGCTGTTTGGTTTTAACAATACCCATTCAGTCTACAAAGCCTTCAATGATTTAATCAAAGGCGAGACACCAAGAACTCATAAGACCATGTTGGTAGACCTGATTAGTTCAGGACCATATAAGACTAAGTTCCTCTACAGCGTTGAGAAGACTGACGAGCTATTAGCCAAGCACAATCGCAATGATGCTCCTATCCATACCTCTAACGGTGTGATGGATAAGTTCTTGGGCGGTGCTCAAGAAGCTAAGAATATTGGTGCGAAGATGGTTGAGTCACCACGCCTTGCTGTCAACAACATGGTTGGAAACTTAGATCGTGCAGTGCTGGCTACTCGTATTAAGACAACAGACTTCACAGCTGGTCTGACAGCTGCCGATGCAGCCCGTTATGGTCGTATGTTAGAAGACAGCGAAGGTCGTGCTGTGGCTTCTGTGGCTATGAACCAAGCTCTCAAAGCTACTCGTATTGGTACTCAAGTCATTATGCTGGGTAAATTAGTCTTTGATAACACCAATCAAATGTTCCATGCCGTTCAAGACAAGTTCTCAATGGCTAATATCCTGACCTTGAAGCACCAGCTAGAGAAAGAAATTGGCGTTCAACGTGCTGCCAACGTCATCCAAGCCTACTTTGAAGCCAAGCGTTCACGTTCTATCGTGGATGAATACCTCAAGCGTGAAGGCGAATTGGAGATGCTAAGAACAGAGCAGATGGATCCAAGTACTTCACCAGACCGTCAACTATTGCTTTTGGACAAGATTGCTGATGCTGAACAAGATTTTAAAAACATCGGTATTGCCTTGCAAAAAGTCAATATGTCCGATGAAGCTATCGATGACTTTAGCAAGCTAGACAAACAGTATCCAGAACTTAGAAAAATGATGGATAACTGGAACGCTGTTAACAAGAACATGATTGACATGATGGAACAAGCTCGCATGATCAGCAAACAACGTGCTGATACTTTGCGTGACATCGAAGACTATGTGCCTTGGCAGCGGATTATGGATGAACAGACAGACGTTCATACCCCAATCTACAGTTCTAAAGGTGTCAAGAACGTAGCCAGAGAGCATCGTTTCAAAGAAGGTAAAGTTGATTTAGACATCGATGACATCGTGGACAATATGCTTCACAACGTCATGGTGACTACTCGTAACGCCATTAAGAACTATGCAGCCAACCGTATTGCCCAGGAGTATGGCACTCGTAATGAGAACGGCAAGCTCAAAGTCTTCCCTAAAGAAGATCCTGCTCGTGGCATTGTTAAGATTTTGATTAGTGGCAGAAAGGTCAACATCCAAATTGCTGATCCATTGATTGCCCAGTCCGTGATTGGTATTGAGAACATCCAGATCCCAATGAACGAGATCATGGCTTATTTTGCTAACGGCTTGCGTAGATCGATTACTTTCTCTGGCGTATTCCAGATTAAACAGCTTTTCATGGATGCCCCAACAGCTGCCATCGTGACTGGCGTGAAGAACCCAGTAGCCTTGTTTGGCGGTGTGTTTGGTTCATTTGTTAAAGGTTTAACCCAGAAAGATGAAGTGGTCGAGTTGCTCAAGTCTTACGGTATTGGTGGTTATCACTCTGGTGCTAGAACAGCAGAGCATCAATACAAGCAAGAAATTGGTTTATTGAATAAATCAGCCTTTGCCAGAGTGACCAGCATCCTTGACCAGATTGCTGATGCCTCAGACTTTGCACAGCGTAGAGCCGTTTATGTGCGTGTAATGAAAGAGACTGGCGGTTTCCCAAGCGGTGGAGACCAGCGTAAAGCTATTCTTGCAGCGACTAACGTCATTGACTTTGACAAGCGTGGCATGGGTAGAACAGCTCAATTCCTCAACAGGACTATTGCGTTTATGAACGCTTATGCCCAGCAGATTGATGTGCTGACCCAAGCATTGGCAGAGCCTATTGCTGGTGGTGTAGAAAGGCTCACAGGTCAAAAAGTCACCAGTATTAGCGGTGGTCTAAGAGGATTAGATCGTCAGCAAGCAATGACCAGATTGGCTATTGCCAGCGGTCTATTGGCTTCTACTTGCTTGTTATATGCCTTTGCGATTGGTGATGATGACGAATACAAGAAGATGGATGATCAGACAAAGATGCGTAACTTTGTTATCCCTCGTTCTATGATGAAGACAATTGGCTATGACCATACCTTGCTCATCCCAATGCATACTTCTGCCAGCTATTTCTTTAAGTCTATCCCTGAGATGCTCTATAACAAGATCACTAAAGAGGGTACTAAAGATGCCATCGACAATGCTAGATTGCGTAAAGCTCTCAAGGAAGGTGCAGTGGATGCATTACTTGGCCCACTTGGATCGGGTCCAGTGCCTACTGCCATCAAGCCATTTGCTGAGATAGCCCTAAACCATGACTTCTACACTGGCGGTAACGTCACTCCACAATCCATGAAAGACTTGGCTGCCTTCCGTCAATACAACGGCAGCACCTCTGAATTAGGTAAGTGGATTAGCTATGCCAGCGGTCTAGGATCCCAAGAGCATCGGATGTTAAGCCCAATCCAAGCTGATCACGTCATGCGTGGTTTAGGCGGTTCTGTGGCTGCTGCTGCGATGTGGGGATCTAACCTATTCTCTGGTCACAAAGCAAGCCCAGAGGAACGCAATAATCCCCTCTATGGCTCGTTTGTAGCTCCTGAAGTACCACGAGGCAGGGAAGACCTTTTCTACGACCTGAAGACCCGTTCTGACATTGCTATGAAAACATTCACGGATCTAGTCGGGAAAGGTCATAAAGAAGAGGCTAAACAATGGTTTAACGACCATAAAGGGGAAATACAAGCCTCTGGATTTACTGGTCAAGCTGGTAAAGCCCTAATTGATATCAACGCCCAGATTCGTAGGATTGAGGATCTACCAGCATCTCAGATGTCTCCAGACGAAAAACGCAAACAGATTAACTTCTATAAGAACAAAAAAGAAGAAATTTTGGAACAGACGATTAAGTTCAGGCTGTCAGCTGGACTTTAACCATCCCCTTAACCTCATCTGAAAAGGTAAACGTAGGCATAAACTGCCTATCGTTTATCTTGAGGGCATCTGCTACGCCATCCAATCCAGCTTTAATGCTGGCAACCATGTTATCTGCATCCCGATGGCGTTTATCTGGGGGGTAAAAGGTAATCAGGATAGGGATTTTCCCTGATCCGTCAGCTGTGAGCTTGGCTTCTAAGGTCAACGCCCAGCAAGTATGACGATAACTTTTCTTAAATTTAGCCTTCTTAGCCCAGTGTAATGTGGAATTTGGGCTTAATTCTTTAGGAGGCCAGGGCAAAATTACTGTATTCATAGTAGATGTATTTTAATTGGTACGACCTATTGACATGGTTAATTATATCAGTGAAAATAAAGACTGATTAACTGCTAGGACAATCAAATGAACGTACCGTATACCACGAAGACTGGTATCAAGATCGGTTCTCGTTATCAAGAAAATGGTAACAGAACAGAGATTGATGACCCAGATATGTTGTTTCTTCAAGAAGCACTTTTATCCACTCCCCAATACCGTAGAGCCAAACGCATAGAAGCATGGGTTATTCGCTTGAGTGTGGCTGGGCTTGTCTTTATTGCCTTCTACAGCTTTCTTTTTAGATAGGAACAATCATGGACAAAGATGATGTTTTTTCCCCAATCCAGCATGAAATCCTCAGAGCCGTCTTTCGGTCTATGGATAAAGAACTGGGAATCCGACCCTTGACTGAGGAACAGATCAAGGCTTTCAACTTAAAGTTAGACGAGGCAGCAGATGAAGCTAACAAACAAATTTAATATCCCAATTACCTTTCTGAATGTCTTAAAACGCCCTACCTATAGCAAAGGTAAGGCTAATTTATCCGTAACCCAGTTAATCAACAGTCCTAAAATTGTTGCCCTGACTAAAAAGTTTGATGATGAGCTTGAGCAAGATGTGGCTGAGATGGTTTGGTCACTGTTTGGCTCTGCCATTCACAACATCCTAGAGCATGGCAAGGACTCTAATCACACTGTGGAGGAACGCATCCATTCCGAGATAGATGGCTGGAATCTAAGCGGTGCTATTGACCTTCAGATCACTAACGATGGTGGCTTGTCTATCAAAGACTACAAGACTACCAGTGTTTGGGCTGTGATGAACGAGAAGATTGAGTGGGAATATCAACTCAATTGCTACGCTTGGTTAGTTGAGAAGGTCAAAAGAACTCCTGTCACAGATCTAGGCATCGTGGCTATTTTGCGTGACTGGAAGTCTAGAGAAGTAGGAACTAAAGAGGGCTATCCCGAAGCCCCAGTCAAAGAAGTACCAATTACTTTATGGACTATGGCAGAGCGTGAAGAGTTCATCAAAGCCCGTATCTCTGCACATTCAGCGTGTGAGTTCGCCTTAGAAACCGATGGAGACTTACCTGATTGTACCCCCGAAGAAATGTGGGAAAAACCAGCAGTATGGGCTGTTCGTAAGGTCGGTGGGAAACGAGCCCATTCTTTATATGAATCAGAAGATCTTGCCAATATTGCTCTTGCGGAGCTAGGCAAGGGATATGAAATCGAAGTGCGTAAGGGTGAGCGTACAAGATGCAGTAACTTTTGCCCAGTTAACACTTGGTGTAATCAATATCAAACTTACTTAAAGGAGCAATAAAATGACAACACTAACCGCATTTGATTTAGCTGGTATGACCCCAAAACAATTATTAGATGCAGAAAGCAGAACGGAAAATGATTGCATTAATTATATTCAAAGCATTTTAATTGAAGAAGGGGTTGGCGATTATTCACTAACAAAAGCAGAAAAAATTTATGAATACTTTGTTTCAAAAAGTAAAGCATTTTTAATTTATGAATTTGTTCTTGCTCTTGCTGAAGAAGATAACTATAACTTTTCAGCATTAGCAGCAGATATTGAGGAGCAGTCATGAAAAAGATATTAGCTGTAATCGTAGTTGCATTAATTTCTACCAGCGCAGTTGCTGCAATTAGATGTGTCCCAAGCGGTGGCGGTACTTGTTGCTGGGATGTAGATAAAGATGGACCATTCAAACCAATTGGTTGTTAAGGAGAAATAATGAGCGTTTATAAAAAATTACAAGAAGCAAGAGCATTGCTTCACAAAACTCCTCTCAACAAATCAGGCAAAAATAAGTTTGCAGGGTTTAATTACTTTGAACTAGGTGACTTTATTCCTCAAGTAACCGAGATCTTTAACAAGATTGGATTGTGTGGTGTAGTGTCATTTACCTCTGATACTGCGTATCTAACAGTGCATGAAACAGAAGGTGATGGCTTGATTACCTTTACTTCACCATTGGTATATGCAGAGAACGCCAAAGGTCAGGCTATCCAGTCACTGGGCAGCACCCATACCTATTTTCGCAGATACCTTTGGTTGCTTTGCATGGATGTTTTAGAAAATGATCACATCGATGCACAAGAGCCTAAAGAGCCACCTAAGAAGATTGAACCCAAGCCTGAGTTCACCAAAATGCCTGAAAAGATTGAGGGCAAGAAAGGTGAGTTTCAAATTGTGATCAACGCTAAACCTGATTGCACCCAAGAAGAATGGCTTGCACTGGTTAGGGATTCATCCCATATGTTGCTAGACCTATGCTCTAGCGATGCCGATGTTATGACGATATTTAAAAAGAACAAGGTTCTCTTTGATACCGTCAAAGCAAAAGACCCTGAGTTCTTTAAAGAGATGATGGGCAAGTTTACTGAAACCAAAAACAAATTTAAGGAGTAATCATGGCATTTGAACAAAAACCAAACACTGGGGCGTTATTCCCCAATCAAAAGAAGACTCCCAATCATCCTGATGTGCGTGGAGATATCTTTTTGGATAAGACTTTTCTCATTGAACAGATGGATAAATCCAAAGGATCAATGGTCAAGATTGCCCTGTCAGGTTGGAACAATACCTCCAAGTCTGGCATGAATTACACCTCACTAACCGCAGCGGAACCCTATGTCAAACCTGAAGAAGAACTCCCGTACTAAGGATAAGAAAATGCAAAACCCTAATTACACAATCAATCTAGAGATTCCTACGAAAAAGAAACGTGGTCGCCCATCTAAAGCAGCCAAAGCAAAAGAACTTATAGAGATGATGGAGCACATTAAAAAACCAGCTCCAGTATCTTTTGATCAAATGGAAGCAGAAGCTGCACATGAAGCCAATATTCAACGCTTGATTTCTGAAAGAGCACCAGTGCATTGGGAAGAAGTGGCGCAAAAGCAAGAGATGGAACTCAATGTGCTCCGTCAGGAAAACGAAGAATTGGCTCGTATTTGCGTTCAGCGTTGGGAAACCATTGAAGACTGGAAGAAGCTTGTTAAATACTTGGAGGGCAGAGTTGAAGACCTTACAATTCGAAGCCGTTAAAGTCGCTCTCAAACAAGATAAGACTGGCTATGTGCTTACATTGTCACTGCATCCTGATGAGATTCCTGAAGATTTACTCAGGGATTACGTTGGGGCGAGATATCAATGTGTCTTAGTCAGAGTTAACGGAGATGAGCAACCGATGGATAAAGCAGAAGAGTTTGCTGGCGATAGAGCTATTCGTATCGCTGGTTTACTCTGCCGAGATCCTAAATTTTGGAAGTATTTGTATGCCGAAGAGCAGATCTTTGATGAAGATATGGAAGAGGCTACTGAATGGGTTCGTAATTATCTCAATGTCCCCTCCAGGGCAGATCTTAAAACTAATCGTTCAGCCCAAATACTGTTAGATAAATTACATAGAGAGTATACGGAATGGACACAAAAAAACTAATACCCTACTCGGTATACCTACCTTTGGAGCATCACAACAAACTGAAGGAGTTAGCAAAAGAACGCAAAGCTTCTGTGTTAATTCGTAATGCCATTGGAATGTTGGTTGATGGCACTGATGCCTTTACGACTGGTTACAACGTAGGCATTACCGATGCAGCCAAAGTAATTTATGACTGTGAAGAAGCCCAAATGATTGCCATTAAAGGTAAAGACTTGGGCGTAGTTTTGTCAGAACGCATAGAGGAGCTAAAGCGATGATTGAAGAAGGCGGTGTGCATAAAATTAAAAAGCAAGATTGGATCATTCTGCGTTTGCTGTATCTTATGCTTACGCTAGATCCCACGATGTCAAAGGTAGAAGATGTTAAATGGACTATGGACTATTTGCGTAAACGCTACAAATATTGGGATCAAAACATCGTTCTTCATGCTTTTGATCCACTTAGCTATGAACATGGACAGCGTGGCACGTTTCAAGATAAATACAAAGACGTTAAGTTATTTAGAGACTTTTCCAAGACTTTAGTAATGGAACGCAGTGGTGATGAAGATAAAGATCTGCAAGAGCGTAGATTCTTTGGATCTACATCAACAATAATTAAACAAGGAAATACAAATGGCTGAAATAGGTGACCCAAAGTTTATGGAATCTGCATTACAAGAGAAGCTTAAAGACCCATCTCGTGAAATAGCATTAGAGATATTTCACTTACTGGCTCCCAAAGCAGAAGTTGAAGCCAATGTCATTATGGCAGCGGTATCTATGGTGCTATCTACCATAGCCGTTGAAATGGGTATGGAAGAAGAGAAAGCCGTATATGCCTTTACACGCTCCTTTAGGAACGCTAAAAGCCGATTAAAGAAACTGGTTAAACAGGTGCATTGATGAACGAACAAGACCTTAGAGATTGCTTTGCCATGTTTGCCATGATGGGAATAGTTAGCAGAGGAATTGATGGTGACATAGTAGATAAAGTTGCTAACAATGCTTATGTCATGGCTGATGCTATGTTGGAAGCTCGTAAACCAGAGCCAACTGTAGGTTTACCAGCCATTAAACGGAGATCTAAAAAAGATGCTTGAAATCCCATCTGTCGGTAAGCTCAGATACTGCTCGTCATGTATATCCTATCAGCCAGCAGACACTGGTCAGGTCATACAAACTGCTCATAAAAGCATCAAACGCTGGAAGTGTGCCAATTGTTTAAAGAAAGTTAGCCATCAAAAGTTTTCTTCAAAGGATAAAAAATGAACGCAAATGAACTAGCTGATTGGCTTGATAAATTCTATGCCAATACGGAAAACAACATGGTTAATAGAGCCGCCACCATGCTACGCCAGCAACAAGCAGAAATAGAAGCGTTAGAAACTGAAATGAAAGGCACAGAAATGATTAACTTTTTGTATTTTATTGCGGGTCATGCGCTTGCAGTATGGTTATTTTGCGCTGGAATTTATGGAGTTATGAAATGAACAATGAACCAGTAGCGTGGGCTGTATGGGAAGGAAAACCGCATGATGTATTTCTTTATAAAGAAGAAGCAGATGAACTGTGCCGTCTTAAAGGCGGTGATGCTAAATCTGTTCCACTCTACACCCATCCAGCAAACCTAACAGATGAGGAAATAGATAGAGTTTGGTACGAAGATTGCAATAACTCTGATTCTTTGATTGAATTTGCTAGAGCAATACTAAGAAAGGCACAAGAGAAATGAACCTTAAAGATATGCAGACCGACTTAGAAGTTGTGGCGGTGCAAGAAACTAGATTTGATTGGCATCCGTCTTGTGTTTATCCAGCAATCTACACAAAGCATGGGTGGAAAAACCCTAAGACTGGGGAAGTTAAATGGGAAACAGTAACAATTGAACCAATGTTAAAGGCACAAGAGAAATGACTACATTTACTAGCCAAGACAGGGAAGAAGAAGAGAACTATCTTCGCAAGCAGATTCATATCATGCAGACCGAGATAGACAGACTGAACTACATCATTGCGATGGAAAAGAAAGAAAAGCAAGCCTACTACAATGCTTACGCTGCGCTTTTGAACCATAACATCTCCAAAAATCCCATAAGGGAAGATGACGATTTATAGAAATAGGAAACTCCTTGATTTACTACGGCAATCCCCATGCCAAGCGTGTGGTCGAGCTGACGGCACAGTTGTGGCTGCACATTCCAATCAGCTTCGAGACGGTAAAGGTAGGGGAATTAAGGCACATGACTATAGGTGCGCTGCCCTCTGTTATTCATGCCACTCGGAACTCGACCAAGGCACAAAACTCTCAAAAGCCCAAAGGATTGAGATGTGGGAGGAAGCTCACCGCAAAACAATAGGTTGGTTGTTTGAAAACCACCTAATTGATACAAAATAAATCTACCTATTGACATTTTTTGTCAGTTTTATGCTATATTTAGTATGTCAGCCCATGACAAGTCCGATGCCCTAGATCCTAGCAGATGTTTGTGCAATGCAGACTTGGATCCTACGATCCCCCAAAGACCTCTAGCTCACCCTAGGGGTCTTTCCTTTTGTGCTTGCAAAATAAATTTACTTCATGTAATCTATAGTCTCAACTGCTAGGAGTAGGACATTGGAACTGAAACAATTTCCAATGAACAAATTAGGTATTTTTTATACACGTTTATTTAATGTGTATAGATTTATGCCATTTTGTATACCTATTCCTAGCGTTGTCTAGCCCGTTCTCATTGGTGTTGCAACGGTAAAGGCTGTAGACCCCCTAGAAGAAGCTATGGCTATATGCCCCCACCTATCCGTTATTGCTTGGATAGCGACTGGGAACCGTCCTGTATGCAGAGATCCTGCATGGATAGACCGATGAAGTGATAAATTTACAGACCTAGGCACGACAAAGACATCGAAGCAATATTGTGTAACAAGAACTCAGCAAGACTGAAAAAACAACTGATCCCCTTAATTGGGGATAGTTGTGCCCTGAATCTAGCAATCCTGATAGGAGGTCGTATGAAATGTATTTGTGGTCTAAGTTTTATGCAAGTAGATTGGCTACATCATAGGAAACGTGGTTACTGTTCTTATAAATGTAGATTGAAATATGTAATGAAAAAAAGATTGAATAAGTAATTTAATATTGTTAAACTGGAATTTCCAACTGCTAGGAGAAATGAATTGAAAAGATTAAATCTTGCCGTCATCCGTATTGATGGTGGCACACAAGTACGCAAACAACTCAATCAAGATAAGGTACAAGAATACGCAGATCTCATGCGTGACAAGGTTGAGTTTCCACCCATCACAGTGTTTTTTGACGGCTCAGATTACTGGCTATCAGCAGGATTCCACCGCTACTTCGCTACCAAGCAAATCGGTAATGTGTCCATCGACTGCGATGTCAAAGAAGGCACAGTCAGAGATGCCAAACTGTTTGCCTACGGCTCTAACAAGCATGGCATACCCCATACATCAGAAGATAACCGCCAAATCGTTCTAGACATGATTAAAGACTCCGAATGGAGTAAATGGTCTAACGCTCAGATTGCCAAACACATCGGTGTGTCAGGCATGACCATAGGTCGTATTCGTAAGTCACTGGAAGAGACACCCAAAGAAGAGGTTACTTACATCAACAAGCATGGCAAAGAAGCTACCATGAAGTTAAGTAAGAAAGAACCAAAGGTTGAGGTCAAAGAAGAACCAAAAGAAGAACCCTCCGTTGAAGAAAAGATTCAAGAACTCACCGACACCATCGTCATCCTAGATAAAGAACTCACAGAAGCAAGAGACATCATCGCCACCAAACGATGGAACGCTACCGAGATTGAGGTTGAGGACATCCACGACACAGTGGTAAATCTGCGTGAACAGATTCGTGTCCTTGAAATTGACAACAAAGCTCTGCGTGATAGCCGAGATATGTATCAACAAAGGAACGCTGAATTGATCCGTCAGGTCAAATCTTTATCCAAGAAGAAGTAAGTCATGGATTTAGTACTGAGGGAATATCAGATGGGGGTAGTGGATAAACTCCGTCAAGGATTCAAAGACGGACATAGATGCCAACTCCTTTACGCACCAACGGGCTTTGGTAAGACAGAAGTCGCAATCTACCTGATGAAGGCTACGGCAGACAAATACAAAAGGGCTGCCATGATCCTTGACAGGATTGTGTTGATTGATCAGACCAGTCTTCGCCTTACCAAGTATTCAATCAATCATGGGGTTTTACAGGCTGATCACTGGAAAAAAGATCCCACCCAACGCATCCAAATCTGTTCGTCACAGACCATCGAAAGACGGCAAAACTTCCCTGATATCGACCTACTAGTCGTAGATGAATGTCATATCACTCGCAAGCAGATTACCGAGATCATTCAGACCAATCCCAAGATCAAGGTCATTGGGCTTACCGCCACTCCGTTCACCAAAGGTCTAGGTCATATCTATTCCAATGTGGTGTGTGCATCCACCACCGAATCCCTTGTCAATGACAAGTGGTTATCTCCACTACGGGTCTTTATTGCCAAAGAAATTGACATGAAAGGGGCAAAGAAACTGGCAGGAGAATGGAGTCCTGAAGAAGTTACCAAGCGTGGTATGCAGATCACAGGGGACATTGTTGCCGAATGGATTAAGAAGTGCCATGAAGTCTTTGGCAGACCAAGAAAGACCATTGTGTTTTGTGCTGGTGTCGCACATGGTCAGGATTTAGTAGAGCAGTTTGCTCGTAAAGGTTATAACTTCGTCAGCATATCCTACAAGGACAGTGGCGAATACAAACAGGAGGTAATCGATGACTTCGCCAAGCCTGATACAGATATTCATGGGCTTATTGCTACTGATATTCTCACTCGTGGGTTTGATGTGCCTGATGTTATGGTTGGGGTATCAGCTCGCCCTTTTAGTAAGTCACTTTCTTCTCATATTCAGCAACTGGGTCGTGTAATGCGATCTTATGAGGGGAAAGAGTTCGGTTTATGGCTCGATCACTCAGGCAATTACATTCGATTCAGGGAAGACTGGGAAGAAATCTATGCTGAAGGGGTCAAAGATCTTGATAAGAAGATTGAAAAGACCAAGAAAGAACCAACAGAAGGGGAAAAGGCAGAACAACAATGCCCACAATGCCATGCCCTATGGATTAAAGGCAGTCATTCGTGTGCATCATGTGGATATGTCAGACCAAGACGGCAGATTGAAGCAGTCGAGGGAGAGCTTGTAGAGCTTGGCTTTAACGGCAGAGTAGAAAAGGATGTGAAGCAAAAGTTCTATTCAGAATTGCTCTATATCGCCCAAGAGAAACTTTATAACCCTTACTGGGCAAGCAACAAGTATCGAGAGAAGTTCGGAGTATGGCCTCGTGGATTAAATGAGGTCAGAAGAGTGCCATCACTGGAAACTCAAAAGTGGGTGCAGCACCGCAATATTGCTTGGTCAAAACGACAAAATAAAATGAGGAAGGCAGCATGATTGAGTTCGTCAATTTCGCTAGGGATCATGGCTTGATCTTAAACAATGTTATCTATGACAAGTGGGTCGCTACTCCAACGGAAGACCACCCACGATCATCTAATGGTCGCTACAAGTTCTTAGGCGAGGTTGGTTGGGTCATCAACTGGGCAACAATGGAAAAGCCTGTAACTTGGTTTGCGCAAGGAAAATCGTCCTCGTCAGCGGATGTAAAGAAGCGTATAGCCTCGTCAAATCAAGAAAGAGACCAACTGGCACAAAAAGCAAGAGAAAAGGCAGAATGGATTCTTAGCCAATGCAGTCTTGAACCACATCCATACCTCGTCAAAAAGGGATTCCCTATGGAACATGGCAATGTTTGGGTCAAAGATGATAAAGAGATCTTAGTCATTCCGATGAGAAGTGGTAAGACCTTGATAGGATGCCAACTCATCGACCATGAGGGGAACAAGAAGTTCTTGCATGGACAGACGAGCAAAGGAGCAACTTTCACGATTGGAGCAAAAGGGACTGCAATATTTTGCGAGGGTTATGCCACTGGTCTTTCCGTCAGGGATATTATGAAACAGATGAATCTGCCGTATTCGGTCTATATTTGTTTTAGTGCAAGCAACATGGAGTTCGTAAGTCGGAGCATCGAAAGTGGGATCATCATCGCTGATAATGACCCCAACAGTGTCGGAGAAATGACTGCCAAAAAGACAGGCAAGCCGTATTGGATATCCCCAACAATCGGGGATGATTTTAATGATTACCATGTCAAAGTAGGTAATTTCAAAGCGTCTCAGTCTCTAAAGAAACTGCTACTTTCCTTAAAAACTTAGCTTCAATCTGCCTGATCCTTTCACGAGTAAGGGTATACATTCCTCCTACTTCTATAAGTGTATGCCCTTGTGAACGCATCTTCAAAACATTCCAGTATTTCTCCCGTAAAACAACATTGTTACGCTTAAACATTTCGTCAAATTGCTCCCTAGTCGGAAAATCCACCAGCTTGTAAGGGGCATCACCTCCTACAAAGACTGGCACTTTCCCCTTACAGTTCTTTAGATTCATTCTCTGCTTTCGGATCATGGACAATGACTGTGCCATGTTGGTCGATATAGTAAAGATCGCCTAGTTCTTTGGCTTTAATAAGGTTGCGGTATTGCACTCTCTGATTCATTTCCATCCACTTTTCTGCATCTTTATCAGCTTGGTTCATTTGCTAACTCCTTATTTAGTTTATTGGCATGGTTCTGAGCTTTAGACTTTTCCCTATACCTGATACCTTTTGATTCAAATTTATACTTTCCATCTACCATGACTGTTCTACCAACTTGGTAGTAATCGTCATAGTCAAAAAATGGCACTACTTCCCATTTATTCATACCACTTTCCTCCATTCTTTAACATACTTTTCAAGGATGATGTAATCGCTCCAGTCAGTCGTGCCATCTTTAATCCGATAAGCAACACAACTGCTTTGGTCATTGTTTTCTACAAAGTTAATTTCCCATCCCCATCCCTTGTAAAACCAATCCTCTTGGTCTCGAATCCTATCGTCATACCTTTCCCAAAGTAATTCCTTGAATCGGTGTAGGCGGTTCATGTTAGGCATCTTCATCATCTAAATCCTCTCTTAACTGTTTGGCTAAATTCAACAACTGGCTAGGTGTGTAGCCATCTAGCACCAACTGGATTAGGTTATCGACTGTAAAGTCATTGAAATAGTCATAGACTGAAATGGCATTGTCCTCGCCAACCAAGTCTTTCAACTGGTTATAGTCCATCATGCACCTCCGTTACATAGTCAATGTATTCATCGGCATGAACCATCTCTCCCTTTTCCAAAATAGAAGAGTCCTCGTTAAACATTTTCCAAGCAATATCTTCAGCTTTGCTTTTAGTCTTGCAATTAACATCTATCCAACAAAGGGTAGTCTCTTCTCTTGCTATGCATACTCGATATTTAGGCATTTGATTCCTCCCTGATCCCTTGATAATCACAACATTCTCTAAAGTCAGCACCAGTAAAGGTGTCAAGAATGGCATCAGCCATAGAAAGGGCTTGGTCATCATCATGGGCATCTACTTCAATCGTTACCCATGATGTATAGCTAACTTCGTATTTAGGCATTTTCAGTCCTCTTATGTTGTTGTTCAGCCAATCTTCTTTGCTTCATAGCCATCAGCCGACCATAGTGCATCCTGTCTTCTAATCGCCAGTCGTAATACTCCATCTTGCATAGCTTCGTTAATTGGAAAACCATGTTATTCATCTCTGCTTCAATTTCTTCCAATGTTTTCTTAGGCATTAAAAAATCTCCATTATTCTGAACTCGTCTAATTCATACATCGAATCAATATTGCCAGCGTTAAATTCCATCAACTCATCTTCAAGAAATTCATTCAAGGCATCTAGGGCTTCGGTATATGTCCTATAAATGGAGGGGATCATTACTCCGTTTTCATCCTCCTCCGACCAACAGTTAATCCAACCATCGCACAGGGTGTAGTGTTGAACTTCAAACATCAGTCTTCCTCCACAACTCTTGAATGTTTGATATTGGTTATTTCATTTACTCCAAGATCATCGGTAATCCAGTGATCTATTTGCTCGTATTCATCATAAAGATCACCACGCAACACAATGTCTTTGGCTTGCTCCATCGTGTAAGCACATACGGAGTATTGCTTGTGAACCAAACAAGTCTCACTGGTCTCAACTAAGTAAACATTTTTCATTCGATATCCTCATCGTCATCGGTTTGTTCTACATCGTAGACAACATGGTCATATTCGCCAACACAGTGAAAGTCGCACTCAGGTAGGGCTTTGCCCTTTTCCCAAGCATCGGCTTCACTGGTGGCTTCTATAACCCTCTCATACATCACATTGGTCTCAGCCCTGATAATGTATTTAGGCATGATTACCTCATCACTGGTAAACAACTTTGTTTTTCATCAGAAGTAAACAACGCACCCCCACTGTTTCCCTCATCATCACAACTGGGGAAAAACCACAATCCGTCATGCGTTTGAAAGGCAACAACCCTTTCATGCCAACCCATGTCTTCAGTCTCTTGTTGCGTTAAATACCGAACATTGACAATGCGTTTGTGAAGCAATAGTTTCTTGGCCTCATCATTCCAATATTTGTCGTAATCTTTGATATCTTTCATAATCAGCACTCCAAAAAGTTAAATGGCAAATGAACCTCTGCAACCTTATCGCCATTGGCATCAATAACGACAACGGCAAACACTTTGTCGTCTTCGTCTTTACGCACCATGACATAACCCCCTTGCTTTACAACTTGGTCATTCTCGGTGTCCCATACATCAAAATTGACAACCACTGATCCATTGTCAAGAGACTCATAATTCATCTGAATCTGCTCGTAAGCATCTAATCCAAACTCATCTAATACTGGATCGTGATTGCCCTGATATCCGTCTTCGCATATGTTTTGCATGGTTATCTCCTTACCAACTCGATTGATAGTGGAATGAATACTCGTCAGGTAATGCCAACACTCGGTCAAGACCCTCCTCGCCAACTTTTTCGGCAATTACATCATCAGTCTTATTCCACAAATAGCGTTTTGCAGATAAATACATATCTAAACCCATGTCAATCTCCTTATAATGGATGGATAGTGCCAAATACAGATTTGATGGCATTTAGTGGATCAGTAGCAGAGACAAACTGAAATTTATGTTCAGAAGAACCATTGTCTTCAACATCCCATTCGACCTTATGCTCTACATATTCATCAGAACTTGTGCGGTCAATACACTTTGCAATAACATTTTTAATCATTTAATTCTCCTAGCAGTTAATCAAAGACAAGTAAGTAATTTGCGGTCTCGTCATACGACTTTGCGGTCTCATACTTACTTGTTTCGCCATTACTCTTGGCTCATCAGTTTGATAGAACTGTAAATTCCCTATTGGTTAATTTTGATATACGGCAAAGATGCCCTTGACGGGTTTTAAATACATTTCTCTTTGTCCCGTATTCAACATAGGTAAAGGTGTCCTCTTCAACCCTCCCAGTCGAGAATGAGAATGACATCGGATGGGCAAACTTCACAACATCCCCAAACTTCAACTTTGGCTTCTTGACACTGGCATTTTCCAAGCATCGCTCCCGCCATTGTTTAGCGTTATCGTTGTATGGCTCTCCTAGTGCGTTTAGAGTCGTGATAAGGCTCTTAGGAGCGTCAAAGTAATAGGGCAATACAGTCTCCCCCATATTCTTGTAATAGATCCAATCAGGATCTTCTCTGCGTTTCTCCGTCAGGATAACCATGCCCTCATGGTGTTTGATCCCAGTGGCTTTCTCCTCTTGCCAACTAATGCAATATGCGGTGTTACCACGCATTGAAATATTGGTTAGCCACCATTTGTGGGTATCGTTTTCTTGCGTAAATTCTTTGATCAAAAAGTCTTTGCGACTGATTTTGAAAAAGCATTGTGTCCCAGTCCATCCCATGTTATTGCTCCTTAAAATTGATTGTTGCGACTATTGCTCTCAGCCAAGATGTAGCGTTCACTAGGAAACTCATCATCAGGCTCTATTGGCTCATCTACATCGTTTTGTGAATACCCTGAAAGGATCTCAGGGCGGTATTTGCTCAACTTCTCTTCCACGCATCCATCGCATACTCGGCATAGAAAAATACCTTGAGCATCGTATTCATCCCATACATAACCCTCGTGCTCGTGCATCAGAACCCTCCAGTCTTAATGAATAGGTAAATTGCTTGTGGAAATACATACAAGGCGATATATGCCCATGCAACGACCAGTATTGCGTTGATGATCCATTCTTGATCTTTAAACATTATGCAAACTCCTTTTTAGCTAAGACTTTGATTGTTTTACGGGTGTGGTCAACTTTAGTTTTGATACGAGCAAGACCATGCCAACCGAGATACTGCTCGACCCATTCACAGGCTTCAATGAAAGTAAGTAGGCGATGAACTGCCACCACCTCCAACTCAGTGTTGTAGATGATGGCATCCATTATTCGAAGTCCTTTCCTACTTCAACTCCGTTTTTGCGGAGCAGTGCTATTGCATGGTCATTGAGACTCATAACCCCATCGTATTCAGATAGGGAGCGTTTTCCATCTTTGTCGATATCGAACCAAAGACCAATGTATTCAAAGGCAACATCAGGAATATCCCATTCGATAAACCCAGTGTTGTCCTTGTTGAAATACAACTCCAGCGTGGATTCATGTGTGCCAATGTCTCGCTCTCCCCAACTTCCCTCAAGAAATAGGGGAGACTTGACTGTCATAGTGTCAATCAAGTCCGCCATAATCAATACTCCGAAGTAAGCATCAAAACATTGTCCGTAAGGAAGAACCGATACATCCCATCAGGGCAATCGGTTAGGGCAATATGCTTTTGCTTGATGATGTTGCAATCCCCGTCTTCCACGCAGATATCTGCTTTCCCATCCTCAACGGCTAACTGGATGGAGAGCAGTGGCTCTTTAGCTAACAGTGGATAGTATTCACTGGCAACGATATCCAAGAACCAGTAGCAACCACCTTGATCGGCAAAGTATTGAACCCCATCAGTGTGAACCAACTTAGGTGTAAACAGGTTAGTGCGGTGATACGACTCAGTGCCATAGAACTGGGATAAGTCGATTGTTTTAGTTTGTGTGTCCAATTTCATACTCCTTAATAAATTTCAACTGATGAACCATGCTCATCGCATGACCGAACATACATATTTAAACGACTGGCAATCATTAAGGCTTCTTTAAATTTCTGTTTAGCTGAACGGATACCACTGCATACATGGCTCTTGATTAGCTTGTCCGAACCATCGCATGACCGAACTTCGATGATGAATACTTTTTTCAATTTGAACTCCTAGCAGTTTGGTTATGACTATCAAGTGATAATCCACAAACCCACGCAGTGCATGGGTTAGTAGGTATTACTCGAATCTTGTGTTCTCTTCCATCTCAGCCCGTAAATCGATCCATTCCTGTATGGCTTCCAGTGTCTTAGCCATATCGAACTTGGATTCAGATAGATACTCAAGGATGTCTCCATCTGTCCATGCTTCCACGATTGCATCCCAACCTTTGTTGTAGTTTGTATTGGCATGAAGACGAACAAACCCAATCATCTGCTCCTCGTCTATCTGCTTATCCCATATAGCGATTGTGTCTTGTAGTGTTTGCATATCTGCTCCTAGTAGGTGGTTTGTTTATTCATTCATCTAGTGAATGAGATTAAATGATAATCCAAAAAACTTGACTTGCACAACTTTTTTTTAATTATTTTTGACCCCTATATAGAATAAGGCTTTCAAGGCGATTGATATAGCTGAGAAGTGCCTTGCTTGTGTATCAAGGCTCATAAAAATGGGAAGCATGGCTCTATGGCTCGCCTGAATGACCCTAAAAGGCGGTCTCACCTTAACAGTGTTAGGGTGAAAGAGCGAAGCGGAACAGTGTGATGACTCCAGTAGAGAGAGATAAGAGTAAGGGAGATAAGACTATTGATGTCCTTTACAGAACTGTCCTATACTCAGGGGGTATAAATATACCCATTGAATACTATGCCTAACACCAAGAGAAGACTAACCAAGAAAGAGATAGCAGAAGGCATGAAAGCAGTGCCGATTGAGACCATCATTCTCGGTAGCCAGTCTAAGCAAGGGATCAAGCTAACCAAGAAACAAAAGGCATTTGCTGAACAAGTCGTGGCTACTGGGAACAAGAGCGAAGCCTACCGCAGAGCGTATAACACTAAGGGCAAGAGAGAGACTGCTGGAGTAGAAGCAAGTAAGCTCTCACGCTCCCCAAATGTGGCTACATACATAACGGCACTGGAAGCACAGAAAGAGGTGGAGGAATATCTTCTACCCCCTCGTTTGAGGGCTATGGCAATCCATAAACTCTCCAGTATGGCTCTGAATGATGACTTGCCCCCCGCTCAGCAACTCAAGGCGTTAGAGCTGGTAGGCAAGATGACTGAGGTAGCACTGTTCACTGAGAGACGGGAACTGGTGCATACGATGGATAGCACCACGCTCAAGTCCAAGCTGATGGAAGCAGTCCAACTGGCGATACAGAACAGTAATAGTCTAAGGGTATCGACCAAGCGAACAGCCGAGCAACTGCTCGCTGAGATCAATGATCCAGTCGATGTGGTCTCTCGTGAGGTGCATGATGATCAGGATCAGGATGATCAGGAACAATCCCAAGAGGATTCCATCTCTGAAACTGGGGATACTGGCTCTTCTTTTCCCATTTCCGACCCCCCACCGAGTGCCACCACCCCTTTTTTGCCCGTGCTCGATGCGGATCATTTGCATAGTATTTCACACATTCAATCACCAACAAATCTCACCCTAACACCTGTTACGGTGACAAATCCTTTAGAATCAAATACTTGCGAAGTACTAAGTATTAACCCTAACCAGTTAATCCCTATGGGGGAGGGGGTACAAAATCCTAACTGGCAGGAAAAAAACACTGTTTTAGAAACCCCCCCGTCATCTTTTTCTAATCAAAAAGGGTAGGGGGGTATATGGATAGAGAACAATGGCTAATCATTTTGATACTGATAACAGTGATTTTCTTATGGGCAGGGATCGTATGAACAAAGAAGATTGGTTAAAACAACAGGAGATGGAAGTGGCTATTCTAGATAAAGTGATCGCTCACTTAAAGTTACTAAGAGATGCAGCAGCGATTTCGTCTTTCCCAGGAGGGCTGAAAGATTTTGGTATTCGTAAAAAGCAAGCCTATGACCATTGGGTAGCTGGCGAAGGGGCTGGTAGTGCAAACAAATATCCTACTTATAAAGATGATCCCAACTGGGGTGCAGGGCAAGAGGACTGTGGCAAATGACTCCTGCACAAAAAGAAGTCTTTCATGTCATAGAAAAGTTCTGGGAGGACTTTGGCTTTGGTCCGACTATTGATGACGTGATGAGAATGACAGGTTATCGGGGGCGTGGGGGTACGGCTAGGAAAATGAAAATCCTAATTGAAATAGGGGTTTGCAAAGGGAACATGAAGTACTCTCGTAGCATCAGACCAGCGTATATCAAACTAAGGAATTTGAATGGATGAGTTGTTAGCCATCATTGACCAGCTGCCTGAGGAGGATCAGGCAAAGCTACGCCCATTGGCGTTGGCTTATCAGGATGCAGTAACTCGTGAAACTGGGCAAATTGACTTTATGTCGTTTGTAGAAACCATGTGGCCCAATTTTATTCATGGCGAACATCACGCATTAATGGCAACAAAATTTGAGGAGATTGCCAGTGGAAAAATTAAACGCCTTATTATTAATATGCCACCTCGTCATACTAAGTCTGAGTTTGCCAGTTATCTTTTGCCAGCTTGGTTCTTAGGAAAATTCCCTAATAAGAAAATCATTCAATGTTCTAACACGGCTGAACTTGCAGTTGGTTTTGGTCGAAAGGTGCGTAACTTAGTAGACGGAGAGGCATATGCCAAAGTATTCCCTAATGTTGCTCTTAGATCGGATAGCAAGGCTGCTGGTCGTTGGAGTACTAATGCTAACGGGGAGTATTTTGCTATTGGTGTTGGCGGTACTGTTACTGGTAAAGGTGCTGATCTTCTCATTATTGATGACCCTCATTCCGAGCAAGAAGCAGCACTTGCAGCTGGGGATCCTAGCGTTTTTGATAAGGTGTACGAGTGGTACACTTCAGGTCCTCGCCAGCGTTTGCAGCCTGGAGGATCTATTGTAGTTGTGATGACCCGTTGGTCTAAAAGGGATCTGACGGGAAAAATCTGCCAAGCGATGGTGGACAGAGACGGTGATGAATGGGAAATCATCAGCCTTCCAGCGATAAAAAGAAACGAAAAACCCCTCTGGCCCGAGTTTTGGTCTTACGAAGAACTTGATAAACTAAGGATAGAACTACCGCTTTCTAAGTGGCAAGCCCAGTATCAACAAGATCCGACCTCTGAAGAAGGTGCTCTTGTAAAACGGGAATGGTGGAGGGTCTGGGATAAAGAAACCCCTCCCCCTTGTGATTACATTATCCAATCTTGGGATACGGCATTTACAAAATCAGAACGGGCTGACTATTCAGCGTGTACGACTTGGGGAGTTTTTTACCTAAATGAAGATAAAACGGATGCTAATATCATTTTATTGGATGCGTTTAAAGAGAGAATGGAGTTCCCCACTCTTAAACAGCGAGCCTATGATATGTATAAAGACTGGGAACCAGATTCGTTCATTGTTGAAGCGAAAGCATCTGGTGCTCCACTTATATTTGAACTTAGAAGGATGGGTATTCCTGTTCAAGAGTTTACACCGACTAGGGGTAACGATAAAATATCTCGTGTTAATAGCGTATCTGATTTGTTTGCAAGCGGTAAAATTTGGGCACCAAGAAAACGCTGGGCTGAAGAAGTAGTAGAGGAATTAGCAGCATTTCCCAATTCAGATCACGATGACTTAGTAGACTCCACAACCCAAGCACTGTTAAGATTTAGAAGAGGTGGCTTTATTACGCTGCAAAGCGATGAGCCAGATGAGCCACAAGAATTTAGGCGTAAAAAAGGTTATTACTAAGGATCCTTATGTCAATCGATAAAGCAATGTATGCAGCCCCCCAAGGTTTACCTGATTTAGAAGGACCAGATGTTGAAATTGAAATTGTTGACCCTGAAGAGGTAGACGTAAAAGTTGGTGGAATAAAAATCCAAATGGAAGGCGAGGAGATTGAAGACTTTGATGCAAACCTTGCTGAATATTTGCCTGAATCGGTTTTACTACAAATTGCCAGCGAACTCTTAGAAGATTTCCAATCGGACATTGATTCTAGACGTGACTGGATTCAAACCTATGTTGATGGCTTAGAACTTCTTGGCTTAAAGATTGAAGAGCGTTCAGAACCTTGGGAAGGTGCTTGCGGTGTTTACCATCCAGTCTTAGCCGAAGCCGTCATTAAATTCCAATCTGAAACCATCATGGAAACCTTTCCAGCAGCTGGTCCAGTCAAGGGCGAAATTGTTGGTAAAGAAACATCAGAGAAAAAAGATGCTTGTGAGCGTGTTGTAGAAGACATGAACCATGAGCTTACCGATGTGATGCAAGAGTTTCGCCCTGAACATGAGCGTATGCTCTGGGGTGTAGGACTTTCAGGTAACGGATTTAAAAAGGTTTATGTAGATCCAAGCCTAGATCGTCAAGTATCAATGTATATTCCTGCTGAAGATTTGGTTGTTCCTTACGGTGCTTCTAGTCTTGAATCCGCAGAACGCATTACCCATGTGATGCGTAAAACAGAAAACGAACTTAAACGCCTACAGTATGAAGGGTTCTATCGTGATTTAAATCTAGGATCGCCAGATAACGTCTTAGATGAGATTGAAAAGAAAATTGCAGAAAAATTAGGCTTTAGGGCATCTACTGATGACCGTTTTAAAGTCCTTGAAATGCACTGCCACCTTGATTTAGAAGGTTTTGAGCACACAGATAAGCATGGCGAACCAACAGGCATTGCTCTTCCTTATGTTGTAACCATTGAAAAATCAAACGGACAGGTGTTAGCAATCCGTAGAAACTGGGATCCAGATGACAAAACTCACCAAAAACGCCAGCATTTTGTACATTATGGCTATATCCCTGGCTTCGGCTTTTATCATTTCGGGCTTATTCATCTTATTGGAGCTTTTGCTAAATCGGGCACTTCCATTCTTCGTCAGCTGGTTGATGCAGGGTCATTGTCCAATCTTCCTGGAGGCTTTAAGACTCGTGGGTTGCGTGTCAAAGGTGACGATACCCCGATAGCTCCAGGTGAGTTCCGTGACGTAGATGTTCCAAGTGGTGCGATGAAAGACAACATCATGCCATTGCCGTATAAAGAGCCAAGCCAAACATTAATGACGTTGCTCAACCAGATCGTAGAAGAAGGTAGACGTTTTGCTTCTTCTGGCGATTTAAAAGCATCAGACATGAGCAGCCAAGCTCCAGTGGGTACGACTTTAGCAATTTTAGAACGCACACTTAAAGTCATGTCTGCGATTCAAGCTCGTATTCATTACTCCATGAAGCAAGAATTTAAACTTCTTAAGAGAATCATTGCTGACTACGCTCCAGAAGATTACAGTTACCAGCCTACTAGCGGTAATCGTACAGCCCGTAAATCTGACTACGATATGGTCAATATCATTCCCGTATCAGATCCAAACGCAGCAACCATGAGCCAAAAGGTAGTTCAGTATCAAGCTGCCCTACAGTTATGCCAGACAGCTCCCCAGCTTTACAACCTTCCTTACTTACATCGTCAGATGTTAGAAGTCATCGGCATTAAGAACCTAGAGAAGTTGGTTCCATTGCCAGAAGACATGAAGCCTACAGATCCAGTAACGGAAAACGTCAACGCCTTAAAGAACAAACCATTAAAAGCCTTCATTGGTCAAGACCATCAAGCCCATATTCAGATTCATATGGCTGCTATGAATGATCCAAAGATCAAACAAACTATTGGTCAAAACCCACAAGCTCCTATGATGATTCAAGCGATGCAAGCTCACATTACTGAACACGTTGGTCTTGAATATATGCGACAAATGCAGATGCAAATGGGCATTAACATTCCGTATTCTGATGACGATGATCCAGATGTTCATATGACTCCAGAACAAGAAATGCAAATTGCTCGTCTGGCTGTCCCAGCTGCTCAAAATCTATTGCAACAGAACCAGACTGCGGTGGCTGCACAACAGGCACAGCAAGCTGCTCAAGATCCTATTGTTCAGATGCAGATGAAAGAATTACAGCTTAAAGCACAGGAAATTGACATTAAACAGAAGAAACTGGCTATGGATGCAGCTGGTAAAGCTGATCAAATTGAAATTGAAAAAATGCGTATTGCAGCGCAAAAAGAAATTGCTGGTATGCAAGTGGGAGCAAAAACTGCTTCTGATAAAGCCAACCTTGCTGCTAAACAAGAATTAGAAGGAATGAAATTAGGTCATCAAATAGGAAGTAATAAAGCCCAGATGAATCAACAACGCCAGTCAGAGAAGCTCAAAATCTTAGCTGAAATGGCAAAAACCCAGGCTCAAAAAACCAAAAAGGAAATTGAATGAAGGAAAAAATACTAGATCATCTCCTCAAACAGGTAGATGTGAGAGTAAGGGACTTGGAAGAGTCCCTTGGTACTGGTGTAGCCAAAGACTACGCTGACTACCAAAAGACTTGCGGACAGATAACGGGTCTTCTGTCTGTAAGGATGTACATTTCAGACCTTAAAAAGAACTTGGAGAATTTTGATGAGTGAAATACTAATCGGCTCAAACCCCGATGATGTGAGTAACGTAACGACTTTGCCTCAAACAGGTGAAGAAAAAGCAAGACAATTACCCATGCCACAAGGCTATCGTATGCTTGTTGGTATTCCTGATGCTGAAAAAGAACACGCTGGTGGAATCCTCAAAGCGGATGCCACACTGCAAATGGAAGAAGTGCTTTCCACCGTCTTTTTTGTTATCAAAATGGGACCTGATTGCTACAAAGATGAAAAAAGGTTTCCTACTGGTCCTTGGTGCCAAGAAGGTGACTTTATTCTTGCCAGACCAAACACTGGCACACGCCTAAAGATTCATGGTCGTGAGTTCCGATTAATTAATGACGATTCTGTCGAGGCTGTAGTTGAAGATCCTCGTGGAATTACTCGTGTTTAAGGAGAAAAAACATGGCTGAATTTGAAAAACAAGACTTTTCTTTTTTGGAAAGTGATGATGCAACCCCACCAGAGGTTGAATTAGAGATTGTTGACGATACCCCAGAAGAAGATCGTATTAATGCAGCACCACTTCCTAAAGAAATCGTTGAAGAAATCGACAATGATGACTTAGAAGCCTATTCTAAAGAGGCAAAACAACGCCTTTTGCAGATGAAAAAGCTGATTAACGATGAACGCAGGGCTAAAGAAGCTATCCAGCGTGAAAACGAAGAAGCTATTCGGGTTGCTAACACCATTATTGAAGAAAACAAACGCCTTAAAGGTCGACTTTCTGATGGCGAAAAGGTGTATGTATCAACAGCTAAAGAAAAAATTGCCTCTGATCTTGATCAAGCAAGACGTGCATACAAAGAGGCTTATGACTCTGGCGATGCAGAGCGTTTAGTAGAAGCTCAAGAGCGTTTAACTGAAATTAAATTTAAAGCTCAAGAGATGGATCGTTATGTTCCACAATATGACGAAAATACTTTACAATCTTCTGAAGTTGATGTACAAATACCTCAACAGCAGAGCCAACCAACACGACTGGACTCAAAAACCCAATCGTGGCTTGACAAAAACAAATGGTACGGCACTGACGATGACATGAGTTTTCTCGCTATGGGAATCCATAAGCGGCTGGAACGTGAGGGAGTCCCGACAGGCTCCGATCATTACTGGAACGCTATAGATACCGAAATGAGAAGACGTTTCCCAGAGAAATTTGGGGAAGAAGCAGGAACCAAATCTCCTGCTACAACTCGTAAAAGCACGGTGGTTGCTCCAGCAACGAGGTCAACGTCTTCAAAAAAGATCACATTAAACACCCGTCAAATGGAACTGGCTAAGAAATTCAAAATTACGCCAGAGCAATATTACAACGAACTAGTTAAAACGGAGTCCCAAAATGGCTAATAACAATCGTACCCCCCGTGAAATTGAAACAAGACAACAAGAGGCTCGCCCTATGGCGTGGAAACCCCCTGAGTTGTTACCTGAACCAGACAAGCAAGCAGGTTATGCTTATCGCTGGGTTAGGGTTTCGATGCTTAACAACGCTGACCCTCGCAACTTATCTTCCAAACTAAGAGAAGGCTGGGAAGCAGTCAGAGCTGAAGAGCAACCGAAATATGGAATGTTGACCGATCCAGATAGTCGATACAAAGACAATATCGAAATCGGTGGTTTACTGTTATGCAAAATTCCTGAGGAATTTGTGAAGGCAAGGATGGATTATGAGAACAACCAAACCCAAGCAAATGCAGAAGCAGTAGACAATAGTTTTTTACGGCAAAGCGATTCTCGTATGCCTCTGTTCCAAGAACGGAAGTCTACAGTGTCCTTTGGTAAAGGTTCTTAACTTATTAGGAGATTTATATGGCTTATCCTACAGTAGCAGCCCCTTACGGGCTAAAGCCAGTTAACCTTATTGGTGGTCGTGTATTTGCGGGTTCTACCCGTATGTTCCCTATCACCAACGGTTACAGTACTAGCTTGTTCAACGGTGACGTTGTAGCAATTGGTACTGGTGCAAACATTGGTAACTTAGTATCTTCAACATTGGCATACAATGCTTCTTCTGCTGTTAACGGCACAATTGGCGTGTTTGTTGGTTGCGAGTATTCAACAACTGGTGGTCCAATCTACGGTAAAAATCGTTATCAGTTCTGGCAAGCTTCTACAACAGCTCCAGATGCTATTGGTTATGTTGTTGATGATCCTCAAGCTGTTTTCCAAGCAGTTTGTTTGTCTAACCCAGCTGGTACTGGTGGTTCTACAACCATTCAATACCTAAACCCAGCTTTCGTTGGTTCTAATGCTTATTACATTGGTGCTGCTGCTGGTAACACTGGTTCGACAACTACTGGCGATTCATCTGCTGGTATTGCAATCTCTGCTGCTGCCACAAGCACATCAGCGATTACACCTTTGACTACATCGGCTCCTTTCCGTATCGTAGGCGTTGTACCTGCTTCAGCTGTTACAGTGACCCAAAATGCTACATCTTCTAGCACAACGATCACTTTATCTGCTGCTAACACTGCAATCCTCCCAGGTATGGTTATTTCTGGTCCTGGCAT